TTTCGGGGGTAATGTCTGCCGTTACCTTATCAATGTCGGCAAACAAGATTCTTTTAATTCCTACTGCTGAAATCATAATTTTATAGTTTTACATTTAATACTTCAAATAAAATTCTCACATTCACATAATGACACTTTAAAGCTGTATCCGCTTCTATACTGATAGATTCAATAGAGTAACGATAGGTTGTACCATCATAGGTGCTTACTACATCATCAAACAGCTTGCCAGCCTTTCTTTCAAGTTCATTCAAACGGATAGTATTCGCTTCATTCTCGCTTAAATCAGGTACACAAAGATTCACTTCTGCGAAAGACTTCTTCCAATAAGTCCCCGGCTGTTGCTTCTTCGTGTGAATGACAATCCTTTCGGACTTCAATTCACCCGTCAGCGTTTCCCCTGCTGGTGCTATACCTATCCCGAAAGCCTTGCAATCCCGATAGAGAATGTTTCCTATGTCAGTAGTTACTATCATTTCACAATCTCCCAATCTTCTGCAAACACATCACTGATGGATGGAACCCACGAATCTGCACGTCCGGTATTCTCGTTGTAGATAAGGCATTGGCTTGTATAGTCAATAAAACCCTTGCCTTTCAGAATAAGGTCTTTTGCTGATTGCGGAAGAGATTGCATCTTGGGGATAATGTCGCTTTCTATATGAGCCGGAATTTGCTTGATAACAAATAACCCTTTGCCGTTCCAGCCCTTTCTACGGATAGCGCCACCTTGTTTCAAAACTTCTATAGCATCACCGAAACAGATAGGGGTTTCTTCCTTGACTTCTCGATATGATTCTTCAAACAGTTCTTTGGGTGACCAACTTTCATAGCCATATTCAGTACGAGTGTGATATCCCAGTTTATAAGACTCATTCTCTTCTATTTCACTTTTTACCAAGCCTTTACTGTAAGCTTCACCCAATGTCATAGGTTCGGCTTCAATCTGTTTTGTTCCTATATACTTTTTCATTTTTCAAATTCTTCTTTTAATCGTTTCTCCGCATATAGAGCGGCACCACTTAAAACATCATACCCTTTAGATTCCACGAATGAGGCGTATTCCGCTTCATTTTTCAGAGTTAAACCGTCTTTATCGACATCGTAATCATTGGACGTTCTCAAAGTCAATGTATGGTCTTTATAATTGCCGTGTTCCTCTGCATGTTTCACAGCTTCATCACCTACATCAATCATCTTCTTTTCAACTTCCCATTCTCCTTCATTGAAAAAAGAATCGACATCGGAAAAATCGAAATCTACATCCATAGTTCCGAATAATTAAAGTGGTTTGTACTCTTAACCGTGTAAACCTCACCTTGACCTCTCACATCAATATCTTTGGTAATCGAAGTTATAACAAGAGTTCCTTCACCCATATCCGTTGTAGTGGCTTTCAACCCTCTATCCCATATAGCTCTAACTTCATCCCCTGCCTTGACAGTGATTCTCTTCTCACACACTACATGGTAGTTTGGACGATACACAGAGCCGTTTTCTGACCTAAACTCTTTGGTAGTGTTATCGTCACAACGGCACTTGCATATCTCCTGCCAGTATTCACCGCCTGTTCCGGGAATGGGTCTGCCGAACTCATCCTTATCCATTGGGGTGATAACCTTTATCTGCAATATGTGTGGAGCAAATATCATAAGAAAGTACATTTAGGCTTGTTACTTAATTCGTCTTTCAATCCGTACTGTTTACACAGAAATGAATAGTAGTCCTTAATACCCTGAATGTTCCAAGACATAGAGAAGCCGTTTTCGCTGATTGAAGTGGCACGGAGTAGGAGAGAGGGGATGAACTTCGCAATTGCCACAGAAACGATATTGTAGGATTCCTTATTCATTTCATCCTCTCCGCTAATCTTCGCGTTCAGACACATATCCAAAAGATCAGTTTCTGATAAGTGAATACTGAAAGACTGAAATCTTTGCTGTATGTAGTCATTCACTGTCATTTTAATTATGGTATAATCAGTCTGCTGTATGCAGTGTAGCTATAATGCGTACAATACTTCGATTTGTAGATATATCGGAACGGACACTTAGGAACTGAAATTTGTTTTCCTTGCATTGCCGTAATAGTCGCTGGTTGCATCGCCGGACTATCTGTAATCATAAAGATTGGTTGTGGAACTGACAATACAACGCAATCAGTCGGAGCAGCTTCTAAGGTGAAAAACTGAATAGGTGACAAACCAACATCAACCGATGGGGCTACGTATTCACACTCGAAAGATTCGACGCTTGATGCCTGTACGCTCAAGGAGACCAAAGACATCATTAAAAAGCCACATATGGCAAAAATAAAATTCTTCATTTCTTTATTGAATTATAAGTTACATAATGGAAGGGTAGGAGTACTACCCTTTTTATTTAATATCTAACACTTCTTTCAGTTTGGAAGTCGTTTCTTCATCCAACTCTGCAACCTTACCCAAAAGAGTCTCTTCTTTCATGTTCCCGGCTGCTTGAACACCGATAGATTTCAGAGCATCAACCAAAATCTTTTTCTCAAATTCCTTTTCAAAGAGGGATATTTTGATCTCCTTCTTTTCTTCAGAAACTTTCACTTCAACCCGTTCGCCAAGTTTGCGGTTTTCTATATCCAATACACGGGATTCTTCGGAAATTTCAATCACCTCTTCGGGATTGTAATACTTACCAGTAAACTTATCACGGAAAACAGATATAACCTTTACTTTCATATCCTCCTCCTTATACTGATTGGATTGATGCAATTTCGCTCAAATCGAAATTGGTGATCAAATCCGGATTAGTAATTTGTGGAATCCATTCTGCCGTATATTCCATATAACGACCGTTTTTGTCACGGTAGTTGGATATAAGCATCTGCCCCTCTGATGGAACATAAGTACGCCCTGATACTGGATCTGTCGCTTCATACGGGGTATGATGGCGCATATAACCTACTTCATCACCGTTTAGCAAGGTGATACGGTTGTCTGCATAAATCTGCACATTTTTTCCTGTCTGATCTTTCACGTAATCCTCTTTGATTTCGATACGTGGCAGACCGATACCAGTAAAAACTTCAGAAGCCAACGAAGAAGAAATCAAACCGGTACTTAATTTCATTTCGTTAGTGCCGAGAATCATCTTGTACTGTTCGCCAAATTCAGAAGAGCCAAGTACATTCTTGTTGAAGGTTGTACGTGTCATAATCATCTTGGCATAAGCGCCAAAGTCTGGAGCTAGGGAATGTAGTTTCTCTCTTAAATAAGAGATAAACATATTCTTGCCATCAACAATTATATCTCCAGCTGTAGGCTTAACAAAATTGAACGGAAGGGTAATTTCCAGCAGCTTATTGTTGGTCTGACCGGAAGTTATTGCAGCATCCTTATTGTAAACGGTGGCTTCACCAGTCATCAACAATGCACCGACAATAATATCCATACGCTTGTGAGCTGCAAGAGTAATCTGACGGTAGTCATCTGCCAGGAAGTTTACGATTTCTTCCAATGCAGTATTTTGGTCTGCCGTTTTAGCTTGATTGAATTTGTCAATCAAATCCTGCAATTCAGATAGACGGTCAATAGACATTTGGTACGCATCGCCCAGATAGGCTATTTCACCATATCCAGAACCGATATTTTTACGTTCACGGATGGGCTTTTCACCGAAACGTGAGTTGATAGAACCGGCCATCACTCCAGTTACAGAGCCGATGTAGTCTTTGAATAGACGGGTAGTTACTCTGCGGAAAGTAAGATACTGCTGCCAATAGATTGTATCTTTACGCGTTTGGTTCACACGTCTGATGATAGCGGACACAATGTTCGCATCATCGAATAATGTTTGAATCGTTAAAAACATATCCTACCTCCTTACTCGTTAAATTCAAACCATCCCTTCATGTTGGCTTTATCGTTCTCGGAGAACGGCATAACCAATTTTGAAGGTTCAATCTCTGCGGCTGTACGAAGCAATGAAACCAATGTAATTCCATCCTCAACCTTTGTACGGTTGTACAGAGCCGAATTAGCGACATGCTTTTGCTTTAAACCATCAACTGCAACCGCATTGAATAATACAGCATCTTTGGCAATATTCTCACCAAAAGCAGCCTTGATAGTCAATACATCGTAGTTGGCATTAGACTTATCAATTGCCGTTACTTCTGCACCTTTCTTGCCGTTTCCGACAAACATACCCACATAAGCCAAAGAGTTCTTGGCTACTTTAATAGACAAAGCCTCTCCACCAGTGGTATAGGCTTCCGTAACTCTCACATTGATTACCGCATAAGCGAACTTGTTTTTCAAGTCCGCACAAATCGGTGTAAATCCGGGAAGAAAACTTCCCACTACCAGGTTCTGCGTATCAAGTTTGAACGGACCACGTCTACGAATGCCGGTCTGGACATCGTAGCGTTCCTCTTGCTCAACGGGCGGAACCAAGTCATACTTAAATCCTGCTGACATAATTAATTCTTGTTTTGTTCAACAATAGTTTTCGTTCCCTCATCAATCATCTTGGCGATAGATTCAGATTCTTTCTCAATCTTCGTTTCCGCTGATTCGGGAGGGGTTACGCCTTTGAAGCCGTCATTTGCGAACTCCTGCTTCAAGTCCTTGAAGTATGCGTCCAAGTCCTCATCGTCCTTAATGGCGCATCGTTTGGCGTAGTTTTCGGGAATACCATACTCTTTTGCCTTTGCCAAAATCTGCTGGCTACGTGTTGCTTGAGCCTTTTCTGCTTCAAACTGTGTCAGCTTATCAGAAAGGTTCTTGTTGGAGTCAATTAAAGCTTGCGCCCATACAGGCACATCGTCTTTATTCTCTTCCGTTTTGGTAGTAGTGGTAGTCTCGATTGGCTTACCGTCTTTAAGGTTATGCCTCTTCTCGTAGTTAGTCACTGCCGTTTTTGAAGCATCCCCGGCACGGAAATCACCATAGGAATTTAGCACGTCCGAGAAGCTGATACCCTCAACAATGGAGTTTACCCTTGTCTCGTCCGTTACACCCTCTGCCTTTTTGGTGGCAATGCGGGTAAGAATAGCAGTGTCCACCCCAGCGAATTTCTGTTGTAGCCCTGCTAAGATTTGTTCTAAGATTGTCATACCGTATGAATTTGATTTATAAATTTCTACGGTAAATTTCGCTATTTATAAAGAGGGTGAGAAATAATCAGATAAGTGATACACGACAATGAAACGATTGTCGTAAAATGATATAAAAAAGGCGTGATTCCATTTGGTTCACGCCTAAATATAGTAAGAGAGTATGCCTAAAGTTTTACTTCTAATTCTTGACCTCCCAAATCAAAATACAGGTTTTGAAGTTGGTGGAGGGATTTCACTTGTATATTGTAATCGACTCCCTTCAAATGGAAATCTGCGTCCAACTCAAACAAGGGGCTATAATAAGTGACAATTCCCCAAGTATGTTTTTCAAATCCGCACTTCAAAATCAATTCTTCTGTAAGAAGAATAGGATTAAGGTTCTCTACATAGGTACGAAATACCGCTTCTGATGATATTCCACTCGCTTCATATCTTGGATATTCAATCTCACTATATCCTATTTCTGTTATCTTATATGGAGTTTTGCTATTTTGTAAATAGACATAATTACCAATTTTCAATTCTCTAACATCCACCATACTATAGTAAATTTATAGCCGCTAACTCCTTTGTCAATGATTGAATACCCCTCTGAATTTTCTCTAACTGTTGCTTGCGAGGCTTATGCACTCCGGCAGCATAATGCCACAACTGGCGTTCATTGATTCCTGTAATACGGCTCAAAGCGGCTTTAGTAAAGATGTTACTATAGTAGTTAATAAAGGTAGCAGCGTCAATCTTAAACTTCAACTCAAACTCCCCAGATAACACTTCGCAGGGACTATCGTTATCTTCCAAATATAACTCGATCGCCTCCTTCATATTATCCTCCAACTCCTTCATGTCATTACCGACTGTAATAACGGGAGCACCTTCGATATAAGCACTCAAGTTCTTTCCTGCGTGTTCTACAATAACTTCTACTGTTTTCATATTACCTCCTTTTTTAATTAAAAGAACAAGGGGGCTACTTTAGCCCCGCTTGTCTCAAAATGCTGTAATAAGTGCCTTTCTCAACGCCTTTGCTGTTATGATTCGGTACAATAACCACTTTGCCGTCTTTCTCAAACTTCATGTGACTACCTTTCTGACTCTTTAGAACAAAACCGTTTTCTTGCAACATAGTTACAACGTCTTTAACTGATTTGTAACTCATAACGCTTTGGACTTAATTACAATACAAATATAGTAATAATATGAATACTATCAAATTATTTATTCATTATTTTACTATAAATTAAAAATAGTGGCAACTGCGAAGAATTACCGCTAAATGTTCTATTTTTCATATATTCAAATTATAACCCTCGCAATTTTTCTGACTAAGGAGCATTTTTTGTTCCATTTTTTCTTACACCTTCATTCTTTGCCGCCTGTTCCTCTTCGATTTCCTTCAGCTCTTCATCAATGCGATCCGTGTTCCCAGCAAACATGATCCCCTCACGAGTTGACCAAATGCCACCACTTACAGCAGAAACAGCAGTATTTACCTTGTCGTTCAAATCATCAATCATATACGGAACCAAATCCGTTTCGATGTCGATAGTTTGGGATGCCTTGCTAAACTCGGTTGGATTGATAGAGCCTAAAGCGGAAACAATGAAATTTACTCTCCGTTGTAGGAACTCTCCGATAACTTCACCATGATTTTCTACCGCCATGTGTGCCCCCATGAACATAAAGCGGAAAGCAGTACCAGAAGCCTTACCCACACCTTTCAGCGTTTCAAAAGAAATACGTGGAGTATTGGACATATCATAAGCCATGTTAGTAAGCGTTTCTGCTTCAAATTTTACAGTATCTGGCACCTGATTCCACGTCAGATATTGGGCATCCGCACCTTCACCTGTAAGTTTGACCATTCTATCTTTAACCTTACCCATGAAACCCTCTACATCACCAATTAGCTTCAACAGTGGGAAGAAATGATAGTCTATGCAGTCGGCATAATTGGATAAAAGTTTCTCCAAGCGTATACGGAAGGTTTTTATCTTCTTGCAATAAGGTTCAGGACGGTAGGCATAGAGAACCGGCAGTTTGGGGAATCCGTGAACGAAAGAAATTCTTTCTTCATACCCTTTAGATAAATCCCATTGATAGACTGCTTTATCCGTGATAGTCATAAAGCAGGTAACTTCCGAATCATCCATGAGCTTTTTCTTGTACTCACGGGAGAAAGCAATCATCTTACCTTCATCGTTGAAAAACGGATAAAGTTTATCCCCTCGGAATGGTGACCACAACACGCTTTTCAACTTCTTAGTAGGCTTTACCTTACCTCCAAAGGTGGTCTTCACTTTCTTCCAAAACTTCGCCCAGAACGAATCATCATCGGCCGCATACCAATACTCGGCTACCTCTTGCTCGGATAACCAGGAACGGACAATCTTCTTGTTCTGGTATTTGATTTTATTGGATTTGAATACAGCTTTGACCGCATCCAACAGCTTCTTTTCGTCATCATCAGTTGGAGTGCAATCCATAGACGGTTCTGTGCCGACTGTGAAAGCGGTTTGAATGTTCACTATATCCTGCTCCAAAGGAATGGAGATACGGTTCACCGGTTCGGTTTTGTACTGTGCTTCAATCTCATAAGTCTTGCCGGTCTTTTCATCGAAATCTTTTTCCGCTTCCTTTTCAAGCACTTTTCTGTCTGGGTACTTCTCTTTATCAACCATGATTTCATGGCGTTCAGGATTCCAATCATCCCAAAGTTTACAACGATCGGGAAGCACGGTCTTCCTGCCTTTCTTCAGATAGCTTATTTTCTGCCCAATATCGGGTAATGCTAATATTTCTTCGAGTGTTAATGGCATAATCTATAATTTTAATGTGTGAATATTCCTGTTAAATCTTTCGGTTTTAGAATTTTGCCAAGCAAGCAACCCAAAACATAGTACCTTATTGCATCCATAAGGTGATTATCCTTATCTACTGGCTCATTGATATAATTTCCATCTTTGTCCTTATCCCATACGTAGGTTCTTAATTCCTTCATAAGATTGTAAGAACGTTCCGTTACATACAAATCCATAGAGAGAATTTTATCTATTCCTGCCTTGATTGATGGCCCCGACTTATCTACGCCATAAATATTCACGCCACGAAGTTTGATTTCGTCTACAAGTCGAGGATCAGCGGATTCTGCAAACACTTTCAAACCATAAGGACGTACCTTGTCAGCAAGTGCATTTGTGAGCATTCCTGATTGATAACATAGTTCATCAACATACAAGGCATTATCTACGATACCACACTTCACGGCTGCTGAAACGTCTGTTGTGTACCCGAAGTCTTGCCCGATAGCTACTTTCTTCGCCCATTGGGGGAATTCTTTCACAATACCCCACTTCTTAAAAACCGCACCCTCTGCAACGTCAGCCCACCGACCAATAACAACATGAGCATACTTTTCAGGATTCTTCTCTTTCATTTCCTGCACTTCCCGAAGGAACTCAGGAGAAAGGTTCTCTAAGTTGTCAAAGTAGGTAGTGTGAATATGAAGTACATTCGGATGGGTAGAAACCTGAACTTGCACACCGTCAATCTCAACAAGCTTGTGAGTATTCTCGATGTACTTTTTATAGATGAAGTGATTAGAATCGCAGGGGTTCATTATAATGATAATCCGGTTCTGGATACCCTTCTTGCGGATAGAGAGCATTATTTTATCGAACTCTTCCTCATTCGTCCACTCTTCCGCTTCATCACAGACGAAAGTAGTAATCCCCTGAATAGATTTTAGTTTTGCCGTCTGATTACCGGAAGAAGTCTTGATGCCTCGGAACATTATACGGCTATTAGTCATTTTATTGACTATATCCGTCTTGGTAGTCTTGAAATACTTAGTTGTTCCGTCTAATTCTATCTTCTCCATCATTTCGGGAATGATAGACATACCAGCGGAAACCATCGTGTAACGGGTGTAGAGAACCTGATGCACTATCTTTCCAGCTTCCGTCATTTCAAAGGTCAGACGTTCAATGAAGGTGGAAGCATTGAAGGATTTGCCGGAGCCACGACCGCCGGTGATAAGAATAATGAATTTATCCGTATCAGTGTATAATGGATGGTAAATTTCTTGAGGTACTATCATTTCAGCTTGTCTTTAATCCAGGAATCAATACTAATACCGTGGTTTATGTCGGTAGGAATATCAGCATCTTCATCCTGTTTACGTTCAATCCTCCTCCAGTCTTCATCGTAATGGTACAACCAGGTCATTTGAGCACTCAAATTGGGAGCCAATTCACCTTCTACAGTTTGAACTTCTTCCTCACCTGTCAGATTTCCGTCCCTATCCCGCAGCTTTCGAATAGTAGTGTTCTTTGTTTTGATACCACCAAGGGCCATAGCAAGGAACTTTGCCCGGACAAGAGAGTTTATTGCACAACGCGCGCGTGAGAGGGTTTGACTTAATTGACTGAACTCTCTTTTCTTCCTACAAAAAGTTTCTGGTTCAATTCCAATGGCATGAGCTATTTCTCCGTCAGTGAATCCCTTTTTGGCATACGACTCTACGAGAGAAAGGAATTCCTCGCTTGTGTAATCAAACTTAGGCTTTCTTCCTCCTTTACCTTTTTTGTTTTGAGATTCACTTTTTGTCATAATCTTATCCGTTAGCTAAACCTCGGCTAGCAGTTGTGTAACCCCTTCTATCTCTGAAATTGGAGAAAGGAAGCAGTGAAGAGTCTACTCTTAAACTTCTTGCCAGATTTTGGGTTACATTATATCCTGCACGAGAGATTCGTTGGTTATTTGATATGTTTCTTGCAATATTACCACTTGCTGCATAGGTTTTTCTCAACCTTTTTGTTGTTGAAAGAATTTCGCTGTAACTTCTTTGTCTTTTTCTGACTCTGCTTTCCTCCTATAATTAATCTATTCTCTCTACTTGTTCATCGAATACCTCTCCCTTGATAAATTTCATATCTGGATCATAACCGAACCTTTCACAGAAAGCCGCTTTAGCTTTATAGGAATCAAAGGACAACATCACGTAGGCATCCATGTCCTCGGCTTGCTTTTGTGCGTTCTCCTTAACCTGCTGCTTGACCTCTTTCATGTGGGCAACCTTTTCGGCACGCTCTAACTGTTTAGCGGCTTTATCGGCTTCTTTCTGTTCGGTAACAGGCGACATCATATCAGACAAAGCATCAGCAATGGAGCTTTCTTCTTCAGTCTGCAACAGATAATCAACACCAATCATGTTTAGGTCAGCATCAGTCAGACCAGCATCTTTCCAATCAATGTCAGGAACAATCTGTGCAAGAGCATCAAAATTCCATGTACCCTGTGCGTTCGGGTTGTTCATCAGAATATTTAATTCCTTCTCCTGTTTTTCGTCCACATCTATGACATCAATACGAATGCGATAGTCGTTATCGGGGAACTTCTGCAATTCGTCCATGACAGACAAACGCTGATGTCCGCTGACTACGGTCAATCCAGTACGCTTGTTCACGACAATTCCACCGATCAACCCGAATTTCTTGATACCACGTTTTAATGTCTTTCGTGATTCATCAGATAGTTTTCGAGGATTATAATCAGCGAAGTGAATGGCAGAACGATTAAGTTCTACCGATTCACTCTTTATGTATTTACTTAGTTCCATGTTATCCATTGCTTAATCCTTGTGCACGTCTTTGCGATACTTGACGGCGAACCAGTTTATTCATTGCGCTGTTGTAAGCATCTACAATCCGCAAATTTCTACTGGTAAAACTTGTACCGTATCTATTTTCGGCTTCACGTTGCAATCTTCCTGCTTGCAGACGTATTTGTTCAACTGTTTTATTTCTTTTTCTGACTCAAAAACTCCTTTCTCTATCCATTGCTTAACCCACGCGAGAAACTTAGCATATTGTTTCTTGCACGAATAATACGATTATAATTCCTCATAAAGTTGCTACTTCCCTGATTTTGTAAATTTGCGCGAATCATGTTGGCAGCTCTGTTTCCAATAGCATACTGTCTTCCGGCTTCACTGGTATTGGGAAACATTGTTGTATTATATCTGGCAGTTCTTTTAGATACTCTTTTGACTCAATACCTCCTTTTATTTATCCGTTACTTAATCCTAGACTATTGCTTCCTTGACGGGCAGCTCTTGAATGTTGTTGATATACGCTTTTGTTTCTTGTATAATTCAAACGGCTAAGGTTACGATACATGGCACCGCCAATACTGTTAATTCTTGCCTGCCTTTCTGGATTACCAGCTGCAGCATTACTCAAACGATTGGTTTGTACGCCTATATCGGCAGCACTTTTCATTCTTCCTCTTCTTCTATTTCTGACTCGGCTATTTGTTTTTTATTATTATACTCAAATAAAATTCTTTCACTCATAGGAAATACCCGATAGATTCGTTGTAAATCCTGCGGATAGTTCTCTTTTAACCAAAGCATACAATCAAGATTGAATCCTACCCCTGAACTAGCTTTTAAAGAATATCTAACCGGTTCTGGCAACGCATGTTGCCTCATGTATGCAAGAATATCCATCTGCGTCCAGTCAGCTAAAGGATAACATAAGCCGTTATTCTCATATCCGTTAGCTTCATACCCCTTCAGCATCAAACGTCTATTCATGCCATCGGCTTTCTTCATCCCCAAGAACGTGTAATAAACTCCATGAGCAAGTTGCATAGCTTTTACCACATCAGCAAGTTTCAGCAGCTTCACCTTTGGATTAGGGACACAATACAACCCGCCACGAAGAATGTAAGTAAGATTCCAGTGAGGCGCTTGCACAAACTCAATATTTGGATATTTGGCTTTAGTCCAGCCAATCCATCGGTTTATGTGCTCCAAGTCTTTGACGAAGTACATAAACACACAAACGATCCGATCAAACTTTGGATAGATTAAATCAAGTAGGACAAGCGAATCTTTACCCAAGGATAAAAACAGTAAAGCCTCATTCGATTTTACCCGAATGAGGTCTATATACCGGTTTGCTTGCTCTATTTTGTTCATAGTTATCCTCCGGACATACCTAATGACACACGTAAATCAGCATAACGCTGCCTACGCGATCCTAACTGTGTGGCACTAGCCGTACCTCTACGATTGGCTACCAATCTACCGCCTGCTCCTGCGCCATTCATGTTTCTGCGCGGTCCGGCTACTCTGTTAATTCTTCTTGCGACTCAGCAAATCAAATTTTAAGTTTAAACAATTCAATCTATATGTTTCTCTAATATTTTGCCTAAAGTATAATCCATTTGGGCGGCAAGATATTCTTCACCTTTATAAGTATAAACAATATCCTTGCCTTCATCATCTGTGAGAATTGATGCTTCTGCATCTTTCACCTCAACTATAATATACGGACGTTTACCCCTATATTCACCAGTTAACAGCTTTATAGCATCATACTTGATAGGCTTTAATTCTATCTCACCCTCTTCAGGTAATTCGTCATCAGCCTTGTATTCTTTACCATCACAAAGGTAGGTGATATACTTCTTTGCATTGGTAGGTCTAATTTCACGGTATTCGTGCGTTTTTTTGCCTACCAAGATTTCATCGAAATACTTCTGTTTGATGCTCAATGTAAGAATGTTCATAATCGTGTCAAATTTAAATCAATACTCAATAGTTGCGGGGGGCTGAATCGAACAACCGACCTTCACCAAGTCAAAGTGAAAAGCTACCACTGCTACACCCCGCGATAGTACCCCAAAGGTACTACCACAACCAAAGATAACGAAATATATTCAATCGTTATACACGACAATCGGTTTATTGTCGTGAACTAAGCCAAATATCACGTTCTTCTCTGCAAGCTTTTAGCGTTGGGGCTACTGTAGCAAACAGATCGCCGCTTTCAGTACGGTAGTCATACTGGTACATTCGCCTTACTTTACCTTTTAGTTTTATTGAGAAAGTGCAGTAGTTCTCTTTACCTGGTTGGCATACGCTACAACCGTTTTTGTTTATTGAGTTCATAACTAATCTATATTTAAAGTTTTACATTCAATCTTTCTACGCTCGTATCAAAAATCACATGTGTGCGTATATTGCTTTTTCAGGCTCTCTAAGGCTTTTTCTGTAACAAGATATGTGTAGCATTCATTGCTGCCAATGCGCTTAATAGAGCGTGTTTCTTTGAGAACAATAGGCTTGTTGAAGATAACTTCATACTTGTTGCCACAACTTGTTATCAGAAAATCAACACTACGTTTATATTCGTCCAGTTCTGTTTCTTTGTATTCACCTTTAGAGATGAAATTGGGATTGGGTACCAAGTACCCCTCTGCTATTAATACGCTATTCGAGTTGTATACTTTCATAATCGTGTATGCTAATAGAAAAACATTTTACAGTGGTTATTGTACAATCTTGATCTCAACGGGCTAGGGTTGGCGAGCCAAGCAAAATGAAAATTTAGGCTAATTTCACACATTACGTTTTTATGGTGAATCCATTGTTCTTTTGTCATAATCGTATTATTAAAGATTCATATATAAACAAGTCAGATCACATTCTTCATCGTAGTCGTATTCAAGCGATACGGGTGCAAAGTATTGCTGTATCTTCTTTGCTGCTGTTTCATTCTTACCCTCAAAAGAGAAAGTAAAAGAGCGCTTGCCTCTGACTGTTATTTCAACCGGTATGCCTGCTACCTTAGTCATGTTGTTTTCAAGTTCTTGTTTTGTCATAATCGTATATTTAAGCGTTAATACCAATTGCATTTCTCATAAAGTCACTCGCTTGCTCTACTGACATATCCAACTTCTTTTGGATCAGAATAAGCATACAGCTTACTTGCTCTTTTGTATTTAAGTTGCCTTGTACAAATTCTAACATGATGAACTTTTCTATTGTTTTTTGTTTAATTACTGATGTTGCCATAATCGTGTGTATTGTGGTAGCCCGAAGGCTACCGGATTAAACCAAACCCAATCTTTTCGCAATGTAAGCGTCATGATTAATCTCGCCATAAGAGGCATATTCATTCGGGCTGTTTCTTTCAAGGGTTCTGCGATACTCATCGCATAATTCTTGCGCCTCAATCTGCGTGAGATTTGATGCTATTAGACACTCTTTGTTGCCAACTATCTCTTGTATGTATACAAACCAAGTATTTTTGCTTTTCATAATCTTCTGTGTTACGCAGGGCTTTCGCCCTGCTGGTTAAGCTTAGTTTATTTCGTAATAAGGTTGCTCGCCTCTAATAACTCTCTTTGCATCTGCAATGCTATCATACAGCTTTGCTTCATCATTGTCTATGATTACAAATTCTTGATGAAAGCCATCTTCAAACATTGTTATTGTGTGACCTTTGTAACTTACTTCTTTTATGATCTTCTTTGTTGTCATAATCGTATATCTTTTAATTGCTATTATTATTTAATACCGCAAAGTTTTGAAACTTTCAGTAACTCTTTATCGCTCATAAATATGAGGTCGAAGAAAACACCCTCATCAAAAGGCTGGTTTTGCGATAAAGCGGCTGATTTCATTTCAACCATGATTCTAGTAATCAATTCACCTTTTACCTTATCACTCATTTTTGTTGCCATAATCTTTATATTTTAATTGTTATTACTTCGTTTTTGATGATGCAAAGATAGTATATTGTGTTACAAATAATACTATTTATGTAGTTAATAAATTATAAATATATTATTTTGTGTAACGTATAATAATTATATGAGTATATTTGCATCATGGAAAAGGAAGATAAAAGAAGAGTTATACACGTAGAAATGAAAGCAACTGGTAAGCATAGGTATTTTGCTTCACCTGCTGCCATCTATGATGTATTTTCAAGTCAAGAACTCGGAATTGCCCGACAGTCACTTCTGAACTACTGGCAAAAAACAGAAGCCCCCTATGAGAATGCTGTTTGCATAATCAGAAAAGGGGAGTTAGAACGTAAAAAGAAAGGATAAATTTATGTTGAAGCTATCAGAGATAAGAAAAACGTATGAAGATTTAACAGGAAAGCTAAGTGACATTAATCGCCAATTATGCTTCGCAGGATTTGGTATTATATGGATTTTCAACAAAACTGGAAATGAAACAATAATACCAAGTGAATTATATGAGCCAGCTGTATGGCTAGTGATTTCGTTAGCTATTGATGTGATACAATATGTGTATTCATCTATAGCATGGGCTATTTATTATACCACAAAGCGAAAGAGGAATAAAAATGATGACAAAATAGAGGTTGACGAGCCTACAGGAATTAATTATCTTACATGGATTTTATTTTCTGCTAAGGTTATAACTATGTGTATCGGTTTTTATAAAATAGGATTTTTCTTAATTTCAAAATTATAATATTATGGCAAAAACAAACACCCCAAAACCGAGTACCCCAAAACCGAGTACCCCAAAATCTATTCCTTCACACGGAAATGGAGGTAAAATAACCGAAGTTAATGGTACTGGACCAAGAAGACCAAAAAAGTAAATTAAAAAGCCGGAGTTAAGTGCTCCGGCATATTAATTGATTAGCCCTTTAAATTTTAACCGATTTACGATTTCGGTGTAAAGATATTCTATATCTCCACTGAAATCCCCATAATTCTGGTACAGAAACACGACATCAGTACAATTGTCGGAAATTGTACTCTTGGACTGAACCCCCAATACTCTTGACATTTCTTCACGTAATCCGGCTGTCATTTTTCCACCGGCAAGCGAGCTTGGAGAAAACAAGTACAAGATGATGAAGATAAATTTTTTCCGCTGGGTCACACTGTCAATATTCGGTGGACATCCCCTCTCATTCAGTACCTCAACGAATATTTTGTAGATTTCATGGATAAGGCTTTTATCTTTCAAAATCGGGGAAGTTAAGATATTTTCTTCCTCTGAAAGTTCTGATTTTTCGATACGAATCTTTTTAAGACGAATTATTTTATTAAAATCCAGCTTCATAACACGATTATTTAAAAAGTAAATAGTATATTTGCATCATAATCGTGTAAGATTTGGGAGAATCAATGCTTGGTCGTGCTGGCAGATTCTCCCTTTCTATTTTAAAGGATCAATCATTTGTTCTCTGTCTTCCATTTTTCTTTTAAGATTACTGTATTCATCTTCAATACACTTGCTTATCTTAGCTGCATCTTCGTAACGTTCGGCTTTTATAAGTATTCTTCTTATCTCTTCAAGCTGATTGATGTATACGATGTCGTTACGATCCGTTACGTGCTGAATATAACTTTTGATGTCATTCAGCTTGACCTCCATGCGTCTGTGCCATTTGCCTATCAAAATTACAATGATGGCAACAGTTGTAGCATTTAGGATGAATAATGCGATTTTAAGTATTAATTCTGCAACTTCGCTTATTGGCATGGCTATTCCTCCCTTAGTCAACTAACACAAACTCGTAAGCAAATACAAACGGATTACTTTCCCATGTGCCTTTACTAGAAACTTTGTCTATCAGGGCAGCAAAAGCATCACGAGGTGTACAATATGGTTGTTTTTCTTTAGGTACATAATAAGCATCCATAAAGTGAGTGGATTCAGATCCGCATTTCCCTTTTATAATCCCCTCTTTCAAGCAATCTTCTTCGGATATATCTTGTAGGCGTTCCATCTTTATATTGGTTATCTTTATGTGATGCTTACAAGCATACGACTTAACGAACATTTTGTTATTCCATCCTGCGGAATTCTTCATGAGGCCACGAACGCTTAAATCTTTCGGATGCCTGTCTAGTGAGTCTGGGGAATAGCCTGAATCCCTATAGCTTTGTGCAATGGCAACAACTTCGCCAAACTTGTAAAGGGGATTATTCCATCCTGTAAAATCTCCATCTTTATTTTTCCACCCAAATGCACCAAATAAAGGAGATACTAGGTTCCCTTCGTTATCATAATCTTTAGATCCAAAAACGGGAAATACAATATCCCAACTTTCATCAGGTCTATCGTATTTACAAATCCTTCTCGTCATAGTCTTCCGACCTTCCAATACGGCTTGGGTTAAGCCAAGTTTATCATTGAACATTATTTTCTTCATGATTATTCCTCCTTGATTAATTCAGGATTATCGTAGATGTTGCCTACAATCTCTTCCATTACATTATAGTTACAGAATGGCAATAATTCTCCACTATACTCTCCGATATATCCAAAACATCCGTCTTTTACACCTACTTTATTATAGATTCTTACGCCTTCATCTTCACCCATTAACAATATATCCCCTTCGTAAATTTCCTTACCGTTCTTGTCAAGTAATCCGGTGAACTGACCTACGGTTTCGGGAATGACCTTACTTCTATTAAACATTTCAGTAGCTTCGCATCCATATTGGGAAAGTTTCTTGCTGAAAATAGCCATTTCACCACTTTCGTACTGAATCAAGTCACCAAATATCCATTCGTTATTATATAAGTTTTTCCCTCTGAATTTTATTGTACGATTCATTTTATTCCTCCTTTTTTAATTCTTCACAATGCAACTTATAAGCATAGGCAAACATCTTCAAAGTAATAGGTTCAAAGTGAAAGTCTGCCTGCTTGCCCTCTACCACAACAGAGACACACAAATCTCCATCACAAAAATCAATATATGCCACAGCATCATCATTTCCCTTGATAGAAATGGTCTGTGTCTGTACGCTATCCATGTTCAATCTCCTTTCTCTTTAATCCGTTCTAGTACATCTCTGTTGGCTTCCAGTATTTCATCGAAAGATGGTATTGGCATCCACGCAAGTACTTCACTAGAACCAAACACCATTATTTTTTCGCCAATATAGAAAAGTTCTTGAATTTGCATTTCACCTTCATATTCATAAAGAACTAAAACTTTTCCCTCATAGTCCGGCAACCGTTCCTCAACACTTATCCAAGGGGATTGCTTTGCATGCCATTCAGCACCTTGAATGAAATTAATCTCCCCAAATTGTGCCAAGTTCTTACCTGATAAAGTGCGATCAGCTGTTCTGTGATTAAACAGAATATTTTCTCTTGCTGCTTCTTTTAATGTCTGTTTCATAATGATAGTTTTTTAATGTCATCTACTGATAATTTATCCTTCCCTTTGGCATATTCAAAGAACCCTACTACAGGACATACACATTCGGGAATAGTATAATCATCTGTTTCAGGTAACGTTACCAATATACTAAGTCCTACGCCATTGATATATTCGCAAGAAACGAATTTATCAAAGTCGATATATCTTTGCGCCTCCTTAGCTATAATGTCACAATTCTTTCGATATTCATCATAGCTTTTGATAGTACTATTAATAAATTTATCTATATTCATTTCTGTTTTAGTTATTTAGTTACTATTGTTCTATCACTCCTTACCACTTTCATCTTAGGCTTCTTAAACTGTTTGTCGCATGATGTATAAGGAAGCCAATACGATCTATCTTCGTAATAATCTAAGTCGATAGGAACAAGATGAAATAATTCGTGATCGAAATCTACCCCTATCAGCATACATTCAATATCTACTTCTGGGTGCTTTTGATGCCAGATAATGATCTCACTATGTCGATAGGAGTAATGAATAAATTGATTGCGGGTCATGATTAGATCATTTTTCGTTTTTCAAAAGAGTAAGAACTTGGTTTATCTTCCGCAGATGGGCTACTGTAGAGGTAAAGGCGTAATGGTATTCACTGTATTTGCTCATTTCTAAATTGTTTTACTCTAATTAAAATACACCTCCATCACAGGCATTAAGAATAGTTTCTACTATTCTATCACTTTTCATTCTTCCATTTTCGCCCACTCCATCATTATCATCCTTATCAAGTTTCAAGATATTTAAATTTCCATCAGCAAAGAGAATCAGATTCTTAGGTTTCTTTCGCATTAATTTCTTTAGATCTTTAATCCACTCTTCTTCTTTTTTCGTTAGTTTTATTGTTTCCATTGACAATTCTTTCTGCTTTTTGAGGGTTAATACTTCTTCCCGTGCATCTTTTCACGGAGTTCGTTATACTTCATTTTCTGCTCGATGTGCCAAAACAGGTCTACATCTAAGTGCTTGGCAAGCCCGAAAATAGATAGTATCATATCATTCACGGCTGTAGAAAAATCAAATATTCCGTCATATCTAACGGGAAGTGTAGAGATGGAATAGATTGATTCGGTAAAACTTTCGCCTTTACAGGCTTCTGCCATATCTTCAATACAGTCATCAATATCTCCGTTGGCAAGTTCAAGGCTTATTCCTCGAAGTCCTGCAAGGTCAAGCAAGCGGATTACAGCATCGGCTAACTCTTCCTCAATTGAGCCTTTTATAGTTTCATTGTATGCGACTTCATAACCACGCTCTTTGGGAATGTCTGGGTCTAATCCTTGACAAATGCGGCTGTTAGCAATCTTCTTATTATACCAATCAACATTGGCTCGTTTACCTTTTCTATCAGCTTCCACAGCCTCCATGAGTTCGGATATAACAAGGCAAAGACAGTGCTCGTTGCTCAATTCTTGATCGTGGAAACCATGTTCACAAGCGGTTTTATATGCCCTATCACGGAGGGCGTTCAAATCTATTTTACTCATATTTATTTGTTTTTCGCAAATCCTTGATAATTCTTCAAGAACTTGCAAGGTTTTACTCTAATTGATTCGTATATACTTACCTGCGATATCGCAAGTTCTTAATATATCGGCATTATCTTCACCGAAAGCGATTAGGATACTTCCGCAACCGGGCGAATCTCCACGAGTCCCATCAGGTCGGAAGAACCTAATCCGGTTACGTAGAAATTTCATAGCTGTTGCTTTTTCAAAGATGACATCTTGGAACATCTTACTATCGCAGCGATTGAATAGTAAAGCGATGCCGTTACCGTGTTCTGCCAGACGTTTAACGAACTGTTCAATAAGCGGACGGGAATAAGGAGGATTTAGCCAAACACGACCTACCCAATCTTTAGTTAATCCGTCATGGTTCTTGTTGTACATGATTTCTGCTGTTTGCCAAAGTGGGTTAACCGGAGCGCATGGATCTAAATCGAACTTTCCCAATGCGTCTATAATTTCTTTTGGCGTGTACCATTCATCGGTGGTATTAACCGATTTCTCAAAGGTTGTATTCATTGAAAATATTTTAATTAATTGTATCCATCAAGTGGTCCGCTATCGCATATACCACCAGGTAAAATAAGATGTTCACTACTAGGAGAAGGAGGATGTTTAGGAGTATTCTCATAACTAATCCAGCTTCTCGTTACTTTCGAAAATATGAGCAAACGTACTTTTTTCATCTGATAGATCGAGTCCAAGTTGTGAAGGGTGACGTTTGATGTAATTATAAAATGCGAACATCTTTTTGTCATCGTCACCGCAGCGGTCTACCAACAGCCGGATGAAAGCCAGAAGACAATCGGAGTCGTTTCCGAAGTTTTCCTGTGTGGAGAACTGTGTTTTATCCACATCTTGTTTCAATTTCCGGATCGCGGCTATTGCTGTGTTGAAATTGCGTTTCGCATCGTGGCGTAATTCATAGCCTTGCTTTCCCATTTCGCTTCTCAAATCATAGAGAAGGGTTTCTACGACATCTGTCAACACATAGGTTAAGTTGAGAGTCGTATTAAGATTTGTTGTTCCTACTAACATGATTTTATTTATTTCTTATTTGGATAAATCCACGTTTTTCTGTCTCTCTAAGGAGTTCCATATCTTCTTCCTTGATATTACAAGGTGTTTCTCTGTTGACACTCATATAAGATGATATGCCGAATTTCTTTCGTATCTTTTCTATGACTTTCCATTCTTTGGTAGTCCAGCATATTGTAACATTCATTTTCTTAAACTTTTTCCTATGAATTTCACTCGTGTAGTAATGGAAACCAATCTATCCATAGTACGTTCCCCATACTTTTGGGAGATTTCATCAAGTGATAGATTAGTGGTCAATATCAAGAGTTTTCCTCGCTTTTCCGCTTCATCAACAATTTCACAGAAGGCAAGTCTTTTTTCTCCGAATTTCACGCTAAGATTCTCTGTGCCGACATCATCAATATAGATGATATGCTTTGCCTTCACAGCGTCTATATCAGCATTCATCTGTTGTGCATCATAACATGCTACAATCTTCCGGCAATAGTGATTGAGAAGCAAAGGGATAATCTTCCAGCATATAAGTGATTTCCCTCGTCCACAATTGCCATGGCATAAAAGTCCACGCCCGTTATTCCCAGAAAGCCATGTGGCTATTTCATCGTATTCCGGTAGCCATTCGGCATTTCCCGTGAAATAGTTCAACCCTTGCCAAAGGATATTCTTTGCATCTGGTATCGCTATGTTCACAAGATTGGGAACAGGGTTAAATCCAGTCTTCCTAAGATTGTCGATTGTTTTTTTAAAGTCTATTTGTTCCATCTTTCCTCCCATTTTCTTTCCTGTGGCGAATCGTATTTGTCAGGAGAGTTATCTTTGAGAACCACACCAATATCAGTAGTTGGCTTGGCCGGTATTTTTTCCCGATTTGCCCATGTTGCCAACCTTTTAGGAAGTTCCCAGGTCTTTTCAAGTTCATAGCGCATTTTAGTTTCTGATTTGTTCAGTTCAGACCAATAATCAAAGAAGGAGCGAATCATTTCCTTTTGATACTTACCGACAAAAGGTACAAGAGATTGATAAAAAGATTCTTTTCGAGAGAGAGTAGCGGCTTTAGCCGCGTTTTTCTTATCTCCGTAAGGAGATTCTTTAGTATTATCTTCTTCATCTTTCTTCTTATTATCGCCCTTAGCTTGCCCCATTTTTTCAACAACTGCCCTTAACTCCGCCCTTAATTCGCCCAAAGCATTATTTAACTCTCTGATTTCTTTATTGTTATCTATGTCCTTGTCTATGCCCTTGGGTATGCCCTTGTAGGGGTTGTATTCATCATACTTGCATAAAGTTATCACAGTCATGCCTTGTTTGTTACAAGTCGTTATCATGCCTCTCTTTTTCAGTTTGGCAAGAAAATAGCGCACTTTCTTTTCAGACCATTGCCAACGCTTCATCAAAAACGATATAGATGCTGGATATTGACCTCTTGAATAAGAGATTTCCCGACCTCCGATGAGTTCGCTGTACGCCTTGTCGGTTGCCTCAAATCGTGCTGACTGAATCAAGTCAAGCCACGCTTCGCACTCCGAAAACTCACGGGCTACCTTCCACATTTCATTCGAGAAAAACCTGCGGCTTAGCCTCAAAAATCCTTCGTCCATAGTTAGAATCTCACGTTTGTTAATTGTCTTCCTTTAGAGCAAACTACCCATTTACCATTACCGCTATCAAACAACCGTAAATCAGAGACTTCGCCAAAACGTTTGATGTTACCGCATAAATCTACAATCCAGCCACATTCTTTGGAAGGGTGGGGGCGAATAGCCCGACCGACTATCTGATACCACATAGCAAGTGACATCGTAGGACGTGCCATAACAACAGTGTCAAGTTCCGGATAATCAAAACCCGTAGTCAATACCCCGACATTCGCCACTACTGGTATTTCCCCAGTTTTGAAATGTTGGAGAATCATTTCACGAGTTGCTTTTGGAGTATCACCGGATACAATAGCGCAACCAGGTATTGACATCGTTAACCGTTCTGCTTCTTTCAAGAACCGAGTAAATACTAAAATGCCTTTTCTCTTACCACCTGCTTTGGGATTCATCAGTCTTTGGACAATATGGACGAGATAACCGTAGAAGTCTATCCGTTCATATTCTCTTTGAACTGACTTATCCGTATAGTCGGCACCGGTGGTATTTACTTTCAGGTTAAGTTCATTCCATCCTGAAGGATTCATTGGATAATAGTTTAGCTTTGCCAAGTAGCCCATATCTAATAGGGTTGATACTTGTACATGGTAAATGACCTCTGAAAAGACATGAGGTTTTGTCCGAGTGATAAATTTCAGCATAGAACCAAAGTCACGGCTGGAACTTAAACGATACGGTGTAGCTGTCAGTCCAAGAACCTTACACTTCACCGCATCGAAGAAATCCTTGTACATTCCCTCTTTAGGGTTAACAAGGTGACATTCGTCCACGATGATGTTCTTGAAGTGGGTGAACAGTTCAGGATGATTCTTCACACTGCCGATGGTGGCAAATGTTATCCGGCTTATCTCCTTTGAGTTAAAGGATGCTGAATAGATACTGCAATCAAGAATGCCGTATGAGCAGAGTTTTTTGAAGTTTTGCTCTAAAATTTCTTTTGAGGGCTGAAAAACCAATGTATGACCGTCAAGCCTTGCGGCTATATCCGCTATGATAAGGCTCTTTCCACTCCCCGTAGGCAGAACCATGATAGCATTCGTCTTCTTCGCCCTGTTATTGAAGAAAGAAACGGCAGCATCAGAGGCTTTCTGTTGGTAATCACGTAGTTTGTACATATCTATCTTCTGATTTAATGATAAAAGGGGAATCCTCACTAAGTTTGGAAAGAAATGTCCGGATTATATAAGCCTGTTTCTTACTTAATCCAACCGGAGAGAATGAACCATCATTATTCTTGACCATCATGACAAATGTTCCTGCTTCCAAATCATTCATAACCCTTTCTCCTTTCGTAACTTCTTATTAAGTGCTTTGTAATACTTGATTAGCTGTTCGTACTCAAAATCAGTCATTTTGGAAGTACCATCAGCTTTCACTTTCAGCAAGTCAAATTTCTGTTGCCCGATTTTGGCTATCAGATTCACCCGATAGCCTTCCAAATGATCGGCTTTGAACCTGTTGCAGTGCCGGCATTCGGCATGGCAATTATTCTCATCAAACCGTGTTGCCAAATGTGTACGACTGAAATAGTGCCCGCAGTCTGCTTGTGTAAACGGCTTTATCTGTCCGCAACTGATACAGCGAAAATATCCGTTCGGCATACAATCACGAAGCCGGATGAAAAGGGAAAACTCCTTGTCGAGTTTAGCTTTCAAATCCGGCTTTTTCTTTACTGTTACCCCTGCTTTATCAAACAGAGGTAAAGGCTTGTCTTTTTTCTTAGCTTTGGTTCGTTTAATGTAATACGGCATTGTTTATAATTTTAGTTTGTGGTGGCAGCAGGATTCGAACCTGCAATGCTTGGCAATCTTCTACATCTTCCGTGTAACACTGGATTGGTTCGTTTTACAATGATGCCCAGTTTTCATAACATCGTAACCAAGTCTACTAAGAGTTGTCAGCGTCTACCTATTTCGCCATACCACCATGTTCGCCCGCCAATCTTCACAGACAGGCAGGCAGGTTAACAAAGTTATACTTCGATGATTACGATGTCCGGTGCAATTTGTCTGATAGCATCCAACTGTTCATCAATGACTTTATTTTTGTATTCCTCGATGGCCTCATTCGCACCGGCAGACACAAGAGATAAAGAAACATCCCGACCGTCCACATCAGCGTAAATTTCGATTTCTATCTCTTCACAGGCAAAACCTTTGAAAAGAGGGATGTTTAGTTTGAAAGATTTTGGAAGGTTGGAATCAACCACCTGTGAGTAGTTATCCACCTTACTACCATTTTCCTCCTTACTGCGTTCGATGTCTTGGTTTACCTTTGCTTTGAAGTTTTTCAAAGTAGAAACAAGCATCATGTTTTGCGACTTGTCAGTAAAGAAAGCTCGGTGCATCTTCAAAAACTGCGATAATTTGATAGGTTCCCATTTCTTATCGGTATTAATGCCGAACTCTACCATCTCTTTGGACGGCTGAAGTACTCCGGTGATGACATCTTGGTAATAATTTGTTTCGTTAATCGTTAAAATCATCCCCATCTTGTCACGATTCACGATAATATTGGACGACTTTTGGTTGATTAAATCAATACGTTTCTCTAACCATCTGTAAGGCGCATCAATCGTCCCGTCTATCATAACCCTTTCCGGCTCTTTTATCTCCAGTTGTTCGGGGGCTGTTCCCTCTCTCAATACTACTTCAATAGGCGTACCATTATAATCTTTCGGTACAACCACGTTTAATTTGTTTTCGCTCATGATTCTGTTCCTGTTTTACGGTTAATATTAAAAATAGTTCTTTGCATTTCCTGCGGCATGATAGGACGGGAATAAACCAGCTCACCCAGTTTGTTGTAATACCCGGCCATCTTTTCTTCATGATAGAGAATTTTCACACACTCTTCATTTTCAACATATTCAGAGCCTTTCTTTATATTTTCAAGAAGTTCCTGTTTCCTTTCATTCAAAGGCTTTAGCTCTGCCTTAAATGCTTCCATTGCTTCTTTTTTCTCTATCTCAATATCATTAATTTGAATTGAGGTTTCAGCAAGAGATTCTTTCTTTTGAGCCAACTCATCCGGTGTAAAGCGATGAGTATAGCCAATCTCTTCCACTGCATCGGCATTGTCCTGTAAGAACTGCCATCTATCCTTTTCGGGGATTTCTTGACCTAAAAATTTGTCCATAAAATAAAATGATTAAATAAATTCTTTGTTACGTTCAATTTCTTGCTGGGCATATACCAACATTTGATGTTCATTAGCAGCCGGTAGATAAATATCTGCCTGTGCCGTGCTCCAATTACGAAAACGCTCAATAGATAAAGTCATTTCCCCTGTTGTCAGTTCTGCCGAACTGCGTAAATAAGTTACTTCTTCACCTTTCTTGTTGATCGTTTTGCGTTCAAACAAATCACGGTTGCAAGTTCTCTTATAGAAGTCAATTTTGGCTTCGTCAAGGCTACAACCGTACTCACTACCGAAATATCCTAAAAGAAGATGTAAGTAGCTGTTTTGGGCAAGCGTGCGGTTAGGAAGTTTCTTTTTCACTTCCACCACCGCACGTTCACTAAACAGCTTGTTTACATACTCTTTGAACTTGGGTATTTGATATTCATTCTTCAAATCGAAAATCATACGCTAAAAAGGCAAATCATCCTTTGCATTACCATTCGCATCAACCGGAGGCGGAAAATCCTGCGGTTGATGATAAGTCGGCTGTGGTGGTTGTGTTGGTGCTGTTTGTGGGGATTGTGATACACCCCCACGCCCTTCTATTTTATAGCATCGAATAGACGCCATACGTTTAAGCTCTCCATCCTGATTCGTCCAAGAACGTCCCTGTAAGACAAATGATACAGTAACAATATCACCCTGATTAAAGCGGTCAAGTTCTGTACACTTGTCACCCGAAAACTCTAAGGGAATAATGTTTTCATACTCGCTACGCTCTCCCGTATAAGGATCATAAGTGGTAGCGTCTAAAATAAACTCCCGTTTCGTAAATGAGGAACCACCGTTTTTGGATGGGATTTGAACGGTTTGTCCGATTTCGATAATTCTTCCAGTTATTTGATTTGCCATTAATTTTCTCCTCCAAAAATCTTTTTATCGGTTATAAGTTCCCTGTTCTCTTCCAAGAACCGGATAAACTCCTCACAATGATTAGTAAGAATAGGAATATCACGTTCAGGATTGAAAACGTATGTTTCTGTATAGGTATCTACCACATAACCGCCTTTGTTGAACTCTACAATGTTGTACTCAAATGTCCGTACATCCGAACCGTTCTGCATCAAAGCGTAAGGATAAATCAAATGTTGATGGTGGTCTTTGAATTTCCCTACAGTGTAACTGCCGGTTGTTTTGATGTCGTGAACGCTGGTAGGCATCAGTTCGTCAATTACCCCATAAACCAAAACATTGCCGTATGCGGTCGGTAGGATTGCTTCTACTCTCTGCTGTGTTAATGCGCCTTTGAAATAGTCTGCAAATTCACAACAAAGAGAAATAGGGAAAGTAAATGTACGATTCTTGTAAATTACCGTGTAGCAAGTGTTTTCTGCATTCCTTTCTACATCCATATCATTAGGCTTTCTCTTTTCAATCAGAGCATCCACTAATTCATTAAAGGCTGTTCCCTTGTCTGCCGCTTCGCTATCGAATGGCTTGCGGTTAATCCGGTCTATCAGTTCTTGAAACTGTTGTTCGTGAAATTCTTCGGGAGTATGGGGCGGATTTTCTGACCACCCCCAATATTTATCCCAAATCACATCACTATTCAGATATTCCCCAAAGGCATCAAGAAGCGTTGCGTAAATACGATATTTAGGCTGCTGGTTCATATTTCTTTTCTGAATTAAGTTTCAGATTCAAAGACTTCGCTTTGTTGGCTACCAACTTTGCCGCCATTTGCTTTGAAGAACCAACGTGCTCAAAATTATCTATTTGCGCGATAAAATTATTGGCAGATTCCGCATCCGTAATAAGTTCGATCTGTTCTTTTATTTCTTCAATAACTTTATCATACTTTTCCTGTGCCGCTTTTTTGGCTGCAAGCATACCCAAATACGAATTGATTATCTTGGTAGTGATAAAGTCGTTTTTGGCAGTCGGATTGCCATTCTTGTCAAGGATGGTAGGAACCTCCATCACTGAAGGAAGATTGCAAGTGTTCTTACCGTCATTTCTTGAAGTAGGATCAAAAGTTATAGTGCGTCTCTGTATGCCTCTCTCGCTCTTCATTTCGAGATAACCGAGCAAATCCAGTTCAGTAACGATGGAGTTGTAGGACTTCTCACGCAAAGCAGGAATAAATACTGTATCGTCACCCTCTTTTCTCGTATCACGGTGAGCGACAAAAATAATATGCTTATTCAGACTTGAGAGTGTTCTTGCCATCCATGAAAACTCAGCATTAATACCACTCCAATCCCTGATAGACGGTTGCCGGCTACCACATTTATAAGTAATAATGAAATCCATCATCTTCCCAATGGTATCTACTACCATTGTCTGATAATCCGATAAATCTTCTTGCAAAACCTGTTGAACATCATTCCATGAAGTGACCTGTACGGTATCTATGTTTTCCAGATGCGCCATATTCATACGCTTGACTCCGTTGTCAAAGTCCAATAATAACGGTTTCGGTGCGCTCAATGCCACTGTTGATTTTCCCATACCAGCTTGACCGTAAATCATCATCTTTACTGTGGTAGGGATTACTAATTCATTACTTTTTTTGATAAGACTCATAATCGTAAAATTTAAAGGGTTAATTATATTCTTTGCTCTTTAGAATCAACGGCATAAAGAAGCACATCACAGGCATTGATAGCGTATGGAGACATTTTTGTGGTTCCGGTCTTTTCTGCCCGTATTTTCTTCTCCGCTATCAGCTTTTCAAGTCTATAGCGACCGCCTACAAACTCTTTTGCCTGCTCTTTATTGAGAGAAACTCTGCTACCTATTCGATAGAGAGTATTTAGTTTTGCTTCTGCATTCATTCTGGCCTCCTTATTCTTTCAATTCGTTCAACCTTTGCTTCTCTTCCTCTTCTCATCTCGCTTTGTTCGTGGTAAAGCGATAGTGAGAATACACATAATAGAAAACAGGAAACAGAAGCCCTAACTATTGGTGATAAGTCTAAGGTGAACTTAACACGATTAAGTCTTTCCATCATTTTAATGGATAACTCACTTCTGTTTCTTACCTGTAGCTTTTCATATATGCTCTGCATGTGATTTCTAATAGTGGCAGAGGAACGAAAAAGAAGATTAGCGACCTCCTTTACCTCTAACCCGCCACCATACAATTGAGCAATTTCATTTTCTCTATCAGATAGCTCTGTAAATACTCTATCCATAATCGTGTAAGTTTAGATACTATTTCTGCATATTATTTATAATATACATTGATCCGGTGTACTTGTTTTTAGAGATTGTGTATGCCGGCTTGCCGCCTGGAACAACAACACCTTTATCTCTCAATTCTTTGCTAATTACATGGGCTTGTTGTCTGTAGCCTGTAACATCAACTTCTGATAGCGGGATAATCTTCTGTTTGCCCGGTTTTACTTTTAAAATCGTTTCTCTGATTGTTGCCATAAGATTAAAAATTAAATTAATGATTGGCGGGTGATAGAGGAATCGAACCCCTCTCAATTGTGATAATTGGCTGCGCAGCACAAAGCTCTAACCGATAAGCTAACCACCCATATAAGAAAGGTGCACTATCTTCACAGACGGCACACCTAGTACAAACACAAAATAAAACACGACAAAAACTACTATATTTTTCAGAATCCGCCCGGCTGGTTTCCCTTACTCACAGTACTGGTTTATTGCAGGAACCTTATGCCGGATTGTCGGTCTACCTTTTTGCGGATTTCTGTTTGGATTTTAGGTGTTTCAATTCTTCAATTATCCTTTCAAGGCGATTGTATTCTTCTCTCCCGGCATCGTAATCAAGTACGATACAGTCACGGCAAAACTCTAACCGCTTAATTTGCAGTTCTAATGCTTCATTCATATCTATCTTATTTAACGGTTATTATTCTTAAACGTTTTACAAGAGTATTTCCTAGGTGATAAGAATCACCAAAAAGAGTAATGCCCATAAAGGAGTTGTGTCGGATATTCACATTGTCAACTGTTCTTATCAGTCCGTCTGTATGTAAAATAGTGTCTCCGGCTTGAATTGTACTTATATGCACCTCTTCTACCTCATAGTTCATTTTATCTAATTTATATTGAAGATTATTTTTTATCTGCCAAGATCTCGAAACATTTCTTAGGAAGATTCTTTTTGAATTTCTCCCATGCGAGGCGTTTTGCTTCTGTCTCTGAACAGGCTTTTACTTCGTAGTCTATCGACCAACGCATATCTACATTGACCAAATATTCTTTTTTAATTTTATTCATTTCTTATTTGTTATGAGGTGTTTTAAAGTTTATTTACGTAATTCTGTGTAGGTGATTCTAACAAAAGCAAAACAACCAACACATATAATACCCATTATAATAATAGAGATCGTTTTTATTGGGCTGTAGGTTGTGATTGCCCCATAAAACATAATTATAGCGCATAAGGCTAAAAATATGGATAAAATCAACTGGATTATTTTCATAATTGTAAAATTTGAAAGTTTGTTCCCCTGAACCAATTCGATTGGCAACATCACGTTATAATCAGGGGATTTTCTTAACTTTGAGGTGTCTAACTAAAAATTAAGAAATATGAAACAGTTTATTGAAGTAAATCTTAAAAATGGAGGTGTAACATTAGTTAATGTAAACACTATTAGTTTTTTGAGTGCATTAAATAGCGGCAAGGTGCAAATTATCCTTACTTCACCATCTTCAAATGGCTCTCATTTCATAGAAACGAGTGAAACATACGAAGAAATAAAAACTAAGATTCAGGAAGCCCTTTAATCCATTTATAGATTTGGTTGGCGGTATAATATACACAATCATAATGTGTGTTTGTCTTTACCGCCAATCTTACACACCATTTACGCAACCTTATATCGTTACGCCTTTTAATATACTGAACTATTCTTTTAATCATCTTTTTTCTCTATTTTATTTATTATTTCAAACCTTACTACTCCAAGTTCGTTATATCCCGCATATTCGAGCCAATAAGTACCTTTATACGCTTCGATTTTAGGGTCGTTTTTGCTTTCAAATATTAATGTTCGTGTGTAACCATCAATGTAATGGGCGTTAATTCTGTATTCATATAGAGGCATCCTATTTAATTTAATAACCCCAACAATAAACATTATAAGCCCAGCCGTTGCAATAGCTATAGATATGTTTCTTATCGTAACGGAATTTTCATCATCATACTCAACATTGAAAAGCAACGCTATAAATGCGCTTCCAACAAACATTAAAAAACCAATAAATGCCATAATCGTATAAATTGAAATTTGCACCCGCCATACCTTCTACGGATTGTACCCGGTATCGAGACCGGACGGGCAATATATCGTTGAATTTCTACTGAAAGAAAATTTAAAAGTCATACTTACAACCTGGATCTTTCGTTTAGAACCTTGTGAGCGTGTCGGTGGTTACTGCCTGTAGCCGATTAACTTCGCTGTCTGCTATGTGCCCGAAGGCTTGCCATTATGCGCACGGACGAAAAATCCGTTATATATTGCGCCCGCCATACCTTCTACGGATTGTACCCGGTATCGAGACCGGACGGGCATTGTATAATTGTGTATTATGCGTATCTGCTTAAACCTTGAATCAGGCAGAGGGCATCATAATCCATGTCGTTATCTTCGTCTGTGTCCGGCCCTGAAAGGATAGCTTCATAGATATCAATTTCTTCTTCGATAACTTCTATGATGTCGGCCTTGCAATCTACATTGTAAACTCTGCGGGCTGTTTCTTCATCCATATTCTGAACATGGTCCAGGTCTCTGTATAAGGCATTCAAGCCTTGTTCAATCTCGCAACGTGTCATAATCATGCAATTTTTAAAAGGTTAGCTTTCTTGAAACATCTGAACTCACCGCGTTCTGTATCGAAATAGGTTTGAACCGTATCGTTCTTTGCTCTTTTGTCAGTACCGGTCACTGCCGGCATGTGTTTTTCGCAAAGCGTGCCGTAAGCTTCTCTCATTGTGCCATCTACTTTCTGAAAATAGAACTTCACAATCTTGCTTTTCATTTGAGCTTTCAACTTCATATTTGCCCATGCGCATTTCAGCGCTTCGCTCATTGAAAAACCGTTTCTCTTTACAAAAGACCATGCTAAGTTCATGACCTCTTTCATTTGATTTTTAAAATTCGTGCTCATAATCGTGTATTTTAATATGTTTATACTATTTATTTATATCAACCTTTTTGCTATCTTTGCAAAAGTGATTAGGTTATCACTGTTTGATGATGCAAATATAGTAGATAAATTATCAACCTCAAATAAATAGTTGATAATTTATCTACTGGTAAGCATTATTTAACTATTTGGACGATTTATACCTTATTATATGAGTATGGATGATTTATCGAACATAATAGCGGGGATAAGCGCAGGTGTGGCATTCATCTCTGCCATATTCACTGGATTCATGTTCTACCGGTATGATAAAAGACTAAAGGAACAGGAACAGAAGATAAACGATTTCCAGCTCAAAGAATACGCACGGAAAGAAATCGAAAGTAAAAAGGCTTCATTGAGAGCGGAAGTGTTTTGTATCAACGGTGAATGGAAAATAATGATTCAAAATGAAGGGGTTGCTCCCGCAAGAAATGTTAGACTTTTGTCACCGGGTTTGACACCGGAAGAAGGAAGGATAAAAATCATGAATGAATCCATACTACCTTATCCTATATTGAATAGGAATGATAGGTTTTACCTTGATTTATGTCTAATGGAATTTCATGACATTAAGCCTGTTATTCAACTATTTTGGGATGACGACTACGATGTTGACCGGAACATAATACAGGCTTTATGTCTTTGTTGAATCTGCATAAACAGCAAGTAGTACGAATGAATATAATATAGCAAAAGTAATGAGTATATAAATGGCGTTAACAATCTTTCTATTAATATGCTTGTCAACAAAAATGAAGTAAGATTTAACGAGCAAAAGAATAAGAAGAAAAATCAACAAGGCAATAGCCATAGATATTAACGCTAAAACATATATATTCATAGTAATAAAAGTAAAGCGACCAACTCCAAAGTTGCGGTTTGAAGTTTAAGTCGCCTATATAGTCCCTTACGGGAACAGTTAAACAAATTAGTCGAAATCATCCGCAACTTGATTTCGATACAAATATAGTAGATATTTTATCAACTTTCAAATAAAATTTCACCATTATGGAAGAAAAGGATAAATTACGTTCTAAACGTTTTGTGGAAGTTATTGAAGAGTTGCAAATCAGCAATCAGGAACTTAAAGATAAGTTCAAAATAGACAAAACATTGAAATCGAAAATTGTAAATGGAATACAAAATGCATCCATTGATAAAATTGCAGCTATATGTGAGGAGTATGAAAATGCAAATGTTGATTATATTATAACAGGGCGAGGAGGCCCCCTAAAAAAGCCCAATGAGGAAATTCCTAATATTCCAATAGCTTCTGGTATATCAATTACGTCAGAGGAAGAATATCACGATGCAAAAAAGAAAGGATTCCATCTTCTTCCGCAGGTGAGTTTTAAATTTGCCGCTGGACAAACCCAACTCATTAATGTAACCGAAGATATTACTCGATATTGGTATTTGCCTGATTGTAAAGACTGTGAGGGCGTTGCTCAAGTAGTTGGACGTTCTATGTCTCCAACTCTTCCTTCCGGATGTTGGGTTGCCTTAAAAAAATATACACTTCCTCATGAAAATCCCAATATGATTCCATTTGGAAATATATTCGGAATTGTTGTAGAAGATAAAGAAACTGGAGAGTATCATGGACATATCAAAGTGCTGCGCAGATACAAGGAACAATCATTGTCTCATAAATATTGGATCGCGCATTCTATTAATACAGAAGAATTTGATGATTTCGATATAGAAATAGAGCAAGTCAGAAGTCTTTGGATAGTAAAACAACACATTGTAAGTGATACATTATTATAAATAAAAATACAGTAAAGTTGAAATATAATGAGAAAGATTTTGTTTTTAATGATATTTGCATTGATAATGGCAGGGTGCAAATCACGGGAAGAAAAAGTAGCAGAGGTTATCAAACAGGAGATGTTCAAAACGCTTTATGATTTTGAAAGTTATGAGCCGATTGAAACGAAAATTGATAGTGCTTTCACTTCCATATACACAGATACATTAGCTTTATTATATGCAAATGAGGTTAGTGAAATGTTCAATGAATTAGATGATGCTAAGATGGAGTATGAAAGTGCCAAAAGTACTATGGAAATATGGTCAGATAGCTATTCTTCACTTGGGGTTTACAAATTTAATGAAGCTAAGAAAAAAGTAAATGACTATATTGAAAAAATAGATAATGCATTAAAGAGAACAGAAAATATATACGAAAGTATCAAGAAAAGAAATAATGAAATAGGACACTCCTTTATTGGATGGAAAGCGACACATAAATTCAGATGCAAAACCAAAGGAGGAAATTTTGATTTAGGGAATTATTTATATGTATTTGATAAGAAGATAGAGACAATATTACACATCGAAGATATGGATAATAAAAACAATTCTCGATTAATTGAAATTATCAATGAAGCTATTAAATCTGATAATACAAAAGAAGATATAGACACAAACACGTCAGCCACAGAACAAGCTGCATCGGACAGTTTATCCAAAGCATTAAAAGGGGAGATTTAAGATTATGATTGACTTTTTAACCATCGTACTTCTAATATTCGGAGTACTGCAAATCATCCTCTTCTTCAAGATATGGGGAATGACGAATGATATTAGAGAAATGAGAAACAAGTATCTCAAGAATGAGGATGAAAAAAGGAGAGAGGAAGCGGTATATGATCCAACCCCTAAGGTTAGTAGTGGATCTAAACCTATAATATAAAACCTATTATTAACATTTCAATTCTACCTTAAAAACAGCAATTGTATAGTAGATTGTTTTTTGAAAGGGTTAGAAAAGAGTGCTTAATAAATTAGTAATCAGTATAATAATAGAGCTGTTGCATGGGACTTCGTAACGCGTAGGTCGCCAGTTCAAGTCTGGCTAGCGGCTCTCAAACT